TCCAAGATTCGCCATCCCATCTATACAACCCTGCTAACTTTCTAAACCCAATAATACCAGTAGTCTGTTTTACTAAGTAAATATCTCCGTTGTACAAATCAGTTAATCCTGCTAAGTCAGCGTAAGTATCTACTTGACCATCTACTACATCATCTATCGTATAGACTGATCCCCATCCGATGTTATTTCTGTACATTACAAATCAATTAAGAAGTTAGACTCCCAGTTAACGTCAACTAATTCCCAATTCACATCGATATTGTTCCATACAAGGGCAATATCTTGTGGTTCAACAACATTAAAACCTACTGAGGCTAAGGAGCCACTTATATAGTTGGCTAACCTTAGCTCTTCACAAGTAAACACTAACTGGTAACCTGATAAGTCACCCATAGCTCTACCCGTCTTGACATTCGCTGTTCTCATGTCAGATCCGTTTCTAAGACCTAACAAGAAAAAGTTTCTGTTCAAATCTTCAACGATGATGTGAGGCTTGCTATAGGCAAGCTTCATCACAGCATCATCTGTGATATAGTCAAGTTGTTTCAGTGTCGCTCTAAGAACTTGTTGTACATAAGTAGTACCAGTAAGGTTGCTAGATGTTACAGTTTGGTCTAAATCAGCATCTCTAATCACTTGGAACTGGAATGCATTAGGATCACCACCAACAGAAGTAATTCTATTGTAGTCATCAACAACAACATCAGTCATTGTCTCAAATGGGACAAAGTAAATGTTCTTAATCCCACCGACTACGTCTGTGCATTTTAATCCTCTACCTATTGAAATATCACAACTCATTGCTGTCCCTTTTGATGTTCTTATCTTCTAAGCGTAGCAAGAATTGCTGTAGCTTTACTACGTTCTTCTGCTTAGGCTTATAAGTAGTCTTCTTTTCTCTATTCATTATAATACCCAAGAGCTGAAATTTTCTTTCTTATCAGGATACATTCCACCATTGGTAGATTGATTATATTCAGGATACAAATAGCTGTAAAAGTCCATATGATCCATAAAACGTCTTGTGTAGAACTCAGCTTTGTCTTTACAAGCGGTAACTAGCATCTGTACCTCTGTAATATCTGGAGTCTCTGAATTCTCGCTTCTATGCTTGAATACACCACCGTTAGATACTTGGAATGGTGCAAACATATAGTAGTCAGCTTGTGCGTACCAAATAAGCATACTGACAACATAATTGTCAAGTAGGCTTTTATAATCTGCATTACCAGCATCGTCAATAGTCCCAGCAATAATCAATGACTGTAACTTGTCGTATAAAAGAGTACCTAAGTAATTCTGTACGTGTAAGTCCTGAGCAGCCTCAATGAATTGAATGAACTTATCAGCGTCTACGTTACCACCAATAATTGACTTCGCTCTAAGCTCGTCTGTTGTTATGAATAGTGCCTTCATTCTTGTTCTTGTTTTTTAAATATAGCCTTCAATTGCTCTATCCATCCAGTTTTCTGCTCAGACAACTTCTCACCAGTCTCTTCCTCTCTTCTTACTTGAGTAGCAATATTGTCAAGCTCAGTAAACTCGATAGGCTGTAGTGTAACGAAGTATAGATCTAAGTAGATATCGTTAAACGCTAAAATCTCAGCAATTGCCTCAGTTAAGATGTTTTGGAATGGTCTGATAACCATATTGTCCATGATCACAGAAGCTGTTCTTAGCTCCTCTGCGTTGTTTCCAAAACCAGTGTTGTCTTTAATGCCCAATAGAATTGGAGAAACGATTCTATGTCCTAACATAATCTTCTCTCTAGACTCATCAGCATAAAACTGATATTGAGCATGAGCATCAGGCAAGTGAATAGCCTCTATAGTGGCTTTTCTTTCAGGATCTTCGTTAAAAGCTATGATAGCTCTACCAGCGTTAGAAGTGCCGCCAAACTTCTCGTTAACCTTGTTTTCAATCAACTGCTGTGCCTCTTCATCAGGCACACCGTTGTTGAAGTTGATAAAAAGAGATGGCTGAATTCCATTCTGGATATTGCTAATATGGTAGTTAGAAACTTCTCTTTCTAGATCACAATATTGAACACAGCTTTGATAATCAGCAGGAGCATAGTAGTAGAAGCCTGCTCTATAAGGCTTCACTACGTACACTTCAATTAAGTCTGATTTACCACCGTTACCAAAAGAAGGTATGCGTTTAGGTTCATCAGAAGGTTTAAGATTGGACCAGTTTGGATGATAGTAGTAAGCTTTGATCTTACCATCTTTAGCTTTTTCAGCTCTAAGTGTCTCCATCGGAAAATGGAGCACTTGAGTGATCTTAGTCTTTGTCTTATTGTAGACAACTTGCATAGCAGCTTGACCAAGTAGCTTATAATCGTTAGTTACTTTTCTAAGGCAGCTAGGCTTAAATAATAGCTTCATCTGAGCATACATCTCAGGCTTCATTTCGCTATCTGTAGCCTCAAGACCTCTTCCGTAGATCATCTCGGAAATACCGTTAATACAGCACGCATTAGTCGGGCTGTCTAAGTATCTTTCAATTAGGCTCTGGAAATAGTCTTCTCCGCTTTCGTCTTGATAAAGAACCCAGTCCTTGTTATACACTTCCTTGAATTCTGGAGCTGCATAAGAAGACAGATTAACGAATCTTACATTATTCTTGTTTTCTTCCATTATCTCATAATATATTTCTGACCACTAGGTGAAGATTGATACTCTTCATATTTGTCAGTGTTTAGCGTGTGTGCTACATCTTTATCTGTTTGAGATGTGCAGTATATCTTGTCTCTAAATAGTAATGTGGAGCCTTGTGTAAGCTCCACAAAATATAGGTTACCTTCAGTTAGTATGTTAGAAGTAATGTCTATTTCGATGTAATTGCCGACAATTACCGAAGTAAGGTTAGTAAGGGTTTGTGTCTTTCTAGTACCGTCCTCAGTAATTACCATCTGTAGATTACTAGCCTCCACGTATTGACGTGGGACTATGCTAATCGTTTGTTCTGTAGTGATTGGTTGTAAGACTATCATACTAAGATAATCATTTGCAGTAGGTTTTGTTTTAAATGAAAAACCCCCAGCTATTGCTGAGGGCTTCCAATCTATAATCAAAAAAACGAAACGAGTACGAATTATGAGTTTGTACCAGCAGTAATGGTGATAGTAGCTCCACCAACAGTCCACTCAGCAGCTCCTTTAGAACCACCAGTAAAGTCGATAAAGTTAGCAGGCATTTTCTCCATACCAGTCAAAGTAAGAGTGTATCCAGAAAGATCACCCATAGCAGAACCAGTAACGATAGTACCACCACTTACTTCAGCTCCATGCTCAGCTCCAACTACAAATACGTTTCCGTTGTAGTCTTCAACAAAGATGTGAGGTCTTCCGTAAGACATTAATTTCAATTGTTTGTTGTCTGCAGCACTCAATTTGTGTAGAGTTAGAGACAATACTTGCTCGAAGAAAGTTGTACCATTCTCTCTAGAAGAGTTAATGTTTTGAGTCAAGTTAGAGTTGCCTTTTACTTCGTATTTGTAAGCAATGAATGCTGTGTCAGAGAAGTCATCGATCATATCAGATGTACCATCTACTGTAGCAGTTCCATACTCACCATAATTTACAAAGTAAACAGCAGTAATCCCACCTACAACGTCCTTGCAAGGTTCTTTACGTCCAGCGTTAATATCACAAGCCATTTATATAAATTTTAAGTGTTAGTTGAATTAGTTAATTATTAGCAGGGGGTTTTGAGCCCCCTGCCTATAATTAGGTATTAAGAGTAAAGTACGATATCAGATCCGATTCCGTATTGAACACCGCTGGTGAAACGCATCACCACTCGGACATTCTGAGATCCGTCGATAGATCCCATGTCAATAACTTGTACTTCGTTGTGGTCAGATAACAAGCCAGTACCAAAGAATAGGTTAGACTTCTCAGCAGCCATAGCAGTGTCGGCAGCAAGACCGTTAGCTACGAACAATTTAACACCGTCAAAAGACAATGAACCGTTGTTCCACCATTGAGTACCTTGAGCATTAACACCATTAGCACCTAGTCCAGAAGCACCGAATCCACCAAGAGCACGTACATAAGCACGAGCGATGTTTTGAGAAACGTAGATGTAAAGATCTTCTTTTCCGTAAAGAGCAGCAGGGATAGCATCAACGATTTTACCAAGCTCAGCAACTACGTTAGCAGCAGTTACAGAAGTACCAACTACATCGATAACAGAAGCATCAGCAGTAGCCAAAGTAACTAGACCATCGAACTCACCAGCAGTAGCGTTAGCTCCAGACCAGATAGTTTGCTCAGTTTTCTCAGCAACTTTAGCAGCTACGTGAGCGATCAAGAAATCTTGGAAAGAAGGAGGCAAGTTGTCAAATGCAGAGTATCCCATTTGTACAGCTTCCCAGTCACTTCTGAAGTCTTTCTTGCATAATTGCAAGTTAACTTGGAATTCTTCTGGTTGAAGAATACGCTCAGTCAAAGTTAAAGTAGAAGTAGGATCGAAATCACAAGTTGCATTCTTAACGATACCGTCAAGACCAACTTTTTTCATAACCTCTTTGTACTTTACATTTGGTTTAACAGTGATACCACCGTTCTCGATGGTAGCAGCAGACAAGAGAGCAGCAGCGATATATTTGCCTGCAAACTCACCAGCATAGGTAGTAGTAATTGAAGTAGTAGTAGCCATTTTTTATATTATTTAAATAGTTTGTTAAATACAGAATCAACAGTGGTCTTAGGACCTCTTTGTGCGTAAAGATTCAAAGGACCTTTAGCAACTTCAGCCTCTGGAGTGTGAGTGATTGGTGCAACTTCTTCTGCAGCGGACAATTCAACCTCAACATTCTCTACATCGGCTGAAAGCTCTTGAGGAACTTCCATCTCTTCTTTTTTGCTTCCCATTTCAGCGATAATAGCCTCGTACATAGCCTTCATTTCGGCTAACGCTTTAGCTAATTCTTCTTTGGTAGCATATTTATCTTCACCTTCAGCGATGTCCTCAACGACATCTTCAGGAGAAGCTTCGTCTTCCATTGGCATCTCTGCCAATTCTACTTCCTCAGCAATTACTTCGGGAGCAGCTTCTTGCTCAACAGCCAATTCCACTTCTTTAGATGGTTCAGCCATAACGACTTCTCCATCAGCAGAAAGAATGATGCTCTTGAACTTGTCTAAAATTTCACTTGCTTTCATATGATTTATTAGGTTAAACTTTCTAAATCTCTAAGGATAATTAGATTGATTCTACGTTGTTCTATTTTTAGCCATTCTG